TTCTGTGTCACCAAGCAATAAAGCGGGAACAGTTGCGATACCAAAGTAGATTTAGCCTCTCCGCGCGGTGCGGCGGTCCCCATATTAACGGAATTAGGATCAGCCAATACTTCGGGCAGCGTAGCAAACAGATAATCGTGCAACTCCGAACGATAAGGGGAGCGTACATAATGCGGAAAATAATTCGACACAAAAAAGTCATAACCTGTAACAGGATCTAGCACCTTTTTGCGTCGTTCGCTGATAGCCGAAAGGGAATCATCCCAGCCATCAAACTTTGCCTCAACCTTTTGCCGTAAGCTGTCTGAATAGGCTTTTAATTCCGCCAATAATTCTTTATTTTTCATAACTTACTCTAGAAGCCGATAGACAAAAAGCAATAAATAAAAACCATCCCCAACCACTAATACCTTGGCTTAACAATAAGAATGCACAAATAATGGCTGCAAGTGATGGCAACTGAAAAATTAAGAGTTTCATGCTTTAAATTCCTTATCTAAGGTTTTCCCAAACCCATCCAACAAGTCCGCAAACTCATTAATCAGCTCAGGTTTATTCGCCTGCACATAATCACCAAACATCGTGATGGTTTTTATTGCCGTCGCCAGTTCCGATACTTCCGGTAACAACCGCTTACTGCTCGCCACCATTTTGGAATAACTATCGCCCAAGCCCTGAATCAACTTCGCCTTTTCACTCACCGGCAAATCTTCGGAATGGCGTAGCTCTTCCATTGTTTTCTCAAAATAGATCACAAAGGTTGTGAGCATACCGCGCGCCACGTCTTCTACTTTTCCGCTTGCCATAGTGTTGGCATCACGCACCGTGTCCCAGTTATCTCCACGGGCTTGCGCTTCACGTTTCCATCGGCGCGCTGTGTTGTAAGACACGCCAGCTTTTTCGGCAGCAAGCTCCAACGTCAGGCAATCAAACACATAGTAACGGCGCACATACGCCTTAGTTTTTTCATCGTGTGCCATCATCAGCCCCCGAATTTCGCTTTGATTAACTCAAAGCCAACCGATACCACTAAGCCGCCTAAACCGCCCGCCATCACGGATTTAATGCCTAACTTATCCATGCGGGTTTCTAACATTTTTAAACGGGCGTCAATATCGTCCACGCGGTCGTCCAGCTTGTCGATTTTGCGACTAACTTCACGGGTTAAATCTAAAATTTGGTCTAACTTTTGGTTGGTTTTGGCTTTTTCGGCCTTTTGGTCTAACCGCTTTTGTTCTCTTGCCGACATTATTTATCCGCCTTCTTGTCGAGTTTTTCGGTGATTGAGTTTAGCTGCTTGGTGATGGCGTCCAGTTTTTCCATGACGTTTTTGTTGACGATGTTAGAGACTTCCTTTGAGAGATAATCCCGTTTCACTTGGTCAACCTCGTCATGTAACTGCTTAAATTCGCCATCCAGCCGCTTAAACCAAAGGCCGATAAAAAATACCGCAATGGACACTAACGCGTTAAATACCATGATGCCGTTAATGTGTAGATCCATTTTCGCCCCCACAAATTGCTCGCCATGTGTCGTTGTGCGCTTTAATTTGGCGTAGTGTTTCGGTCGTGTCTTGACGGCTGGCATAGATTTTGCCAAAGCCATCACAAGCCGTATTAATCACGCAAGTCGTTTGATTTCCGCATGCTGTCAATAAGCTCGTCACGAGTACTGCTATTAGCGTTTTCTTCATTTTTTCTGCGTTCCTCTTGGTTATTCACACGGGTTTGTAACACTTGATTTTGTGTTTCGAGTTGTTTTTTAGCTTGCTCTAAATTAGCCGTTTTAGCTTTTGCTCTGCGCCAAAGTCCCCAAAACAACAATAGAGCAGTCCCCAGCGTGGTCATTAAAATATGCAATAGATTCATTTCACACCTCACAGACCAGGTCTTTGATACCCGTCATTGTCATCTTGACTTTGCCGTGGTTGATAGTTTTGATTGTTATTGCGTTTGTTTTTGGACTGATATGCCATCACTGCGCCTTTTGTTGCTGCCGACCCGCCACAGAAAAACGCAAAATACAAATAGAGATCGGTCGCATTGTCACGACCGAGATAGACCGAATACACGAGCACACCGGCAAGCACTAAAAAACCAAAAAACTGAATAAAGCCTGTGGTGCTGGCGCGCCCATTATCGTTAGTAAAGAGTTCAAAAAATTTACGCATCATAATGCTCCGATATACGCATATAACGCCGTAGCAGGCGTGGCTTTGCCTTTTGCAATATAACTCCACGCATTCTTGCTGTATTTTTTCGGACGATTCTTATACTGATAAATCTTCGGGTTAAAGCGTTTAAATACCCGGCTAAACAGATTAAAAATGTTTTTAAAACTAAACTTCATTGTCTTGTGCTCCATATCTCAAATTTTGTGCCACACGATTCACCCAACCTTTGCCATATCGGTCAAAGTTCTTTAATCGGGTGTAAAAATTAAGGCGTTCGCCGTTTAATACCATCAACGTGTCAGAGATTGGATTGCGATTGATGGCCTCAATAGAGTATTTGCCGATGATGCCGTCATCTAACACACCAACCGCACGCTGTAACATACGGCTCGCATTGCCAAAGCCGTGATTCACTGCCGCATCAAAAAATTGATACGCAACGGCATCAGGCATTTGTTCACAGTTGTAACGTAACCAAAATGCGCGACGGTAAATTTCATAGGCTTGTTGGCGTGTCATGGTTTTCATGTTGCCGTTATAGCCGTTCGCCTGTGCGGTGCGTTTAGTAACACCCCAGTTGGTTTCCCCGCCCGGGTCTCGCGGGTCATTGACATAACCGCCCTCGTGTCCGATAAGTCGGTCAAAAATTTGTTGAAAAGATAAAGACATAAAAAAACCTCAAACATAAAATGATTTGAGGTTTATTGTCTTAAAAAGAGGATTGTAAGGGGAGTTAGCGAGATTCAGCGCAATCAGAACAATGTTGCTTGATTCGGAGATGAAGTTGTTCTGGATTTTTTGAGGATTTTCCATACCTGACGATCAGATATGGAATATTTAGGACAAAGCTCTAACAGTGCCGTACGGATACTTTTCTTTTCAACCTCTGTCATAAAATCCAAGTCGGCTTGTAGTTGTGCATTACGCAATATACGCAGAGCCGATTCACACCGAGGAATGTAAGTATCTTCTCCTATAAAATATTGGCGCAATTTAACCGCACTTTCAGGGCCAATCAACTCTTTTAACTTAGGAAAATACACCTCTCCATCAGAAAACTTAAATGTTGACCCGCCAAATTGCGCAATTATTTTTTCGGTATTTACAAAACCAACTGCCTCAATCATACTAAGCACTGATTCCGGCAAATACTCAGACACATCTTCAAATTTAGACCGCATAAACCATCCCTATCTTGACTATTTTGGACGGATTGTCGCACGGAAATTTCAAAAAGCAGGTTTCTACAGAGGAAAAGGTAAAAAAAAATCCCGCACTAGGCGGGATTGGTGCTTTATTTATTACAATTTTCTTTCAAAAGATTATTAACTTTAAGGTATTTTTGCTCGTTGTGTGCATTTAGAAAAAATCCTTTAGCAACCTCTAAAGCAAGGCAGGCTTCTTTCATATCGCTATGTTTCTTTGCCATTTCAAAGCTCTTTAATTTATCTTCACCGAGGTTGTTTTGTAATTCTTCGGTACTTTTTGCCATTGTTTCAGCATCAATAATGGGGTTAGCGTCCGTGATTTCGACAAAGTATCGGTGGTTTTCAACCCATATCGAATATAAAATTTCTAATTTATTATAAGTTTCTGTTTGCAAAAGCGCATAACATGACCTACTGTCTTTGTCTTGTCCTTTTTCTTTTATTTCTCTTACTACAAATACATCTTTAAGACTAAAATCAATTCCTGTCTCTTTTGTTCTATTATCTAAAATCTGTTCTATGGTATCTCCAACCTCTTCACATTTTGGTATATCTTGGCTTGTTAAGCTGGCGTGCGAAAATAAAGGGATGGATAGGATAAAGAGTGCGATAGTTTTTTTCATAATTCCCCATTAAAAAAGGCTCCATAGGAGCCTTTAATTTACGCTTAATTTGTTGCTATGCAACTAATTTTTAGCTTTCTGTTTTCTTCGGTCATACACCGACAACATTTGCACCACTTTTTTCAACTGCCACACGTCTAACCAATGCACGAAATTCACGCCAAACGCCTTTTTCGCAATACCGTCAGCGTAGGTCTGCGGTAGGTTGTTTTCTGCTAATAGTGCGGTAATTTTTGCCAAATATTGCGCTTTATCTGCCTTTGGCGCTGGACGTTTTGGGGCATTTTTCGCGCTAAATACCACACCTTTCGCTGTCATGGCACGGAGTACCTGCATTAATTCTGCATCCGTCATCACCGTACAACTGTGTTTGTCCACCGTGTCTAACAAAAAGCGTTTATATTGCTCGTCGGTCATTTTCAGCATGCTTTTACCAATATGGACTTTTTGGATCATCTGTTTACGGGTTTGCGGTTGCATTTTGTTCCTCATTCCATGCTTTCCAAATTAAATATTCCGGCATATGTTTTACAAATTCAAGCCGTCCAATAGCCGCATAACGTTGGATGTATTGTATTGCGGCAGTGCGCTTGTCTTCTTCCAATTTTTCTGCATTTTCCACCGCACTTTTGCCTTGCTCATTGCGTACAACGGCAAACAACGGCTTAGCCCCCTCATACACTTTTTTGAGATAATTATGATTGGTTAGCGCCACCACATTTCGGGTTTCTCGGCGGTTTTTCATCACGCCATTGGTGGTTTCGGTCAACGCATGAGATAACAACGGACTCGGCTGATACATATCCAACACTTCGCGCATAAGTTTGAGCGCACGGGCGTTAGATAACGCCGCTTTTTCGGGTCTAAATAGGGCAATATAACTCACCAACGCACGGGCATTGTCACCGCGTAAATTAGCAATAATGCCCAACATCTCACGCCCCGCATCATCTTCCAATAGCGAGTCCAAGTGGATGTCGCTATGGCAAACCGGGCAACGGCATAATTTCACTTTAAAGCTCCTTTAAATTTGGTTTAAAACACATTATTCAGCCCACTAAGTGCGGTCAAAATGGGCTGTAAATGGGTTTTATTTTTCTTTTCTTATTTTGATTTTTACATCATTTTCGCCATGTTGATGGTGTCTAATCGTTACTTCGTAACCATCAACCCCAATTTTTCCATCATCCTTCCACTTAATAACCGGTTCCGGATTAACCTGCACAAAAACACCAAGCTCTTCGATAGTGACTTGTTTCTTTTGTATAAATGTTTTGCGAATAGCAAACCAATGGATAAAATCAGGCAAGAAACGATTAAACTGTTCTTCGGTTAACTGCAAAAAGTCTTCAACTTTTCTAAACTCATAAATTTTGTCACTCATTTTCTACTTCCCCTGCAACATTAAAAATTCACTCTGTTTGATTTCCGTTAAACATTCCGGGATTGCTGGGAATTCATCCCCACCAAAGCCCTCTGATTTAACCGGTATTGACACAATAAAGTGTCCACTTGCAACACCACATACGGACACGTAACCGGTACGTTCTCCAAACACCCAGCAAGCTAGTTTTAGTTTTCCAAGCATAAAATCATTAAAACTTGGATATTCCGTGAGTATTTGTCTAATGGCTTGGATTTTAGCGTTAAACGCTTTGCCGGCTTTGGTGCGTTTGTTGCCGGTAATATTCACTTTCTCACCGGCAAGTATTTCAAATTTATAGGTTTTATCCTCTTTGATTTTGGCAAATTCAGGATTATCTAAATCGCAAACAATGCCCCATATACTATTTTCGTCACCTCGCCAACACTCATAAAAAGGGATAGTTGCAAAAATAGCATCCAACTTTTCGTCTCTTTGTTCGCGTTCTGATCGCCATTTTTGGTCTAGCGATTTCACCGGCTCAACAGTTAATGCACATTTAAAATATCTAAATTCAGGTTTCATATTTACCCCTTTCTCCATTCGCCCTTAGGCATTATTTCCGTGACATCAGCGTCTGCCCATTTTAAAAATTTAGTTACGCTAATTTTCGGATAATGTCGTCCATCTTTTACTGACGGGCTGTCATATTGCACCCCCTGAACGAACCCTTCTTTGTTGTCATAAATCATCCCAATCCAAAGGATTTGTCTATCTCCCAATAAACGGGGGAATCCGTATGTTTGAGGGCGTTTTGCCGAATAAACATGCCCAACTTTTAGATCTTCTACTGTTAGCTCTGCCATACTCACCCCAACACCGGCGTAATCTTCCACACCACACATTTCATTTCTCTGCTTGCCGCTTGTAACAGCTTCAAGCATGCCATTTCGTCATCTTCGAGCCACATTTCCTTGGCCATTTCTAACTGCTCAATCATTTGCGCCAGTTGGATAGTCACATGCGACTTTCTCTCTTTTTCAATCATCGTATTCATCCCCCTTGGATAGCACTGGTTCAACTTCGATCACGTCATAAACCTCCGTGATGAGGTGCGCCATTTGATTAATGTCATTGTTATTCCAATCGCAAGCGTCCATCGCTTGTTGCATGTTTTCGGCTTCGATTGCAAATTCCACCGTGCAATCTAGCCTGACGAGATATTTAGCCATTCTTCGCTCCTTAGTTGTTATTGCTAAAACTCATTATTCAGCGCACTTAAACCGTGCTTAAATGCGCTGTAAATGGGCTTTATTCGTTAAGTGCGGTCTCTTTTTTTCCTTTTTTCTTGAGCCTTGCCCACCAATGCTGGCAAAACTCTTTGCGGCATTCTGCCCAGTTTTGGTTTTCGGGATTTTTTGCCACTAATGCGGCTTTTTCCCAAATCGTTGCGGCATAACTCAAATCGCCTGCACGTTCCACTTCTACGGCCAGTTCGGATAAGTCCTTGTAGGTCATGTCCATTTAAACCCCCGCCACGTCCAGCGGAATCGGCACATACTTGTCGCTGTCGCCAACGCGCTCATACATCCGCACATAGGCTTTACTGCTGACTACTTGCACGCTTTCGCTAATCGCCTGCATGGCGCGTAACCAGCGTGGGTCTTGGATTTCAACGCGGCGTAAGCCTAAAATGCGCGAGGTATTGAGGTTACCTTCTTTGTCCACATTAAATGCGCGCTCAATCAAGGCTTTCAGCTCAGGGCGTGAGCCTTCGCTCCATTCGTTTAAGCATTCATCAATCAACACTTTTGCCGCTTGGATGCGTTCGTCAAACTGCAAACTTTCATTGATGGCGCGTTGGATTTTGTAACGTCCGTCATAGCTAAACAGCGTTACATTGCCTTTGCTGCCACCCACTTTCGCGCCGTATTTCTCGGCAGAAAGCTCAATAAACGCCCCGATGTCGCCAAAAACGCCATCTTTAAACTCGCCCATTTGGCGATTTAATGCCTTGCCTTTTTCCACCCACCCGGTCACCAACTCGTCACGCTCTTTATCAATGTCACGCACAAGATTATCCGGTGTTAGTGCGCCTGTTGCGTCGCGCCAGTATGTTTTACCTTCAATCATCACTTTCATGGTTTAAACCTCTTCTTTATCTAATTTGATTACGATTAATCTGTTGCCTTTGTTGCGCTTGAGTATCGCTTCCGACCCCATCGCATACAGTGTTTTCTTTTGTATGTTAAATTTTTTTGCTAATTCATCCGCCGTGCCGTCGCCTAGATTCTCCTCTCCGCGATATACGGCGTAGATTTGACGATATTTCGGCATTCAACCCCCTTTAACCCCAATACACCATGACGCCCTGTTCATTTGCCACGTTTCGCACAATATGTACCCCATTTTTAAACGTGGTCATCTTTACACCTTTTGCCTGTAAACGACGACTCGGGTTTAAAATCACCATCTTTGGAAAACGGCCGTCTTTACTTTCAACGATTTGTACGCCCTCACGTCTTAATGCATAGGCTACGCGGTTCATTTGTTCGCTCATTTGATTGCTCCTTTGGTTTAATTAGTTGATTAACAAGCCTGCATAAGAATTGATTAACTTCTCGTCAATCTGTTTACCGTGCATTTCAGCCACACGAATCACACCGCGCATAAGTTTGGTTAAGCGACGGGCGTTGCCGTGGCTGGCTTTAAATAAAATGTCGTTAAATTCGTCCGTGCCTAAGCCGTTCTCGGCTAATTTGTGGATATCGTCTTCGCTTAATTGGTTGCCCAAATCGCAAGCCAAGCCCACTCGGCTATAAAGTTGCGCTAATTCGCCGTATTTCCCTTTCAAGTTCACAAGTAGACGAGGCATACCGGCAAGCACCACACCGCAACCCGTCAGGTCATGGATTCGGCGGATATATTCCAAACTTTTCGTGCTTAACAATTCCGCTTCATCCACAATAATTAAGCGACCTTCTCCTAATTTTTCAGTGATACGGGTAAACAATTCATGGTTTGCACCGGTTTCGTTTAGCCCTAACTGGTGGCAGAGACTTTTTAGCAACACTTTCGGGCTACAACTTGGCTCGACTTCGACAAAAATCGTTTCCGGGTTTTGGCTGACATACTGTTTTAATGCTTTGGTTTTGCCTAAGCCTGCCGCGCCATAAACCACACTAATTTCGCCCTCTACATGGGCAATATGCACCACATCAATGCAACGTTCTGCGGCGTAAGTCGGCACAAATTCGCTGTTAAAATTGCGCTCAACCACTTTGTCTTTTTCGCGTTTGATTAAGCGATCCACCGCTTCGTCAATGTCCTTATTCACCCCTTTATAAGTACCTTTTAAATACTGGTTAATAACTGCAACGGACTTGCCGAGGGCTTTTGCTACTTGCGTTTGGGTTAACCCTTTTTGTTCCATAAATCTTGCGAGTTGTTCTTTCATGCTAGTGCTCCTGTATTTGTAATTAATCTTGATGCGTGGCAGATAAGATTGCCTTTTAATGTATAAACGGCTAAAAAGCCTTGGGCTGGTCTCACTTCAACCGTTTTGCCTTCCCATTCAATAAGTCGGTAAGCAAAATGCGGCTTCTTGTTGTATTCAACCCGTCCGCAGTGGACTTTCGTGATAGTTCGTTTTTTCACAATCTAACCTCGAGCCACTTTGCGTTGCTGTCTTCTAAGTTCGCTTGGCAACAACGCAATTTCCTCGTTATCGTCAAAGCGGTTGACTTGTTTTGTGCGTAAACCGTGTAATAGCTCTGCGCCTTGGTTGTGGGCGATACTGATGACCGGATTCAATTCCGCATTAATTTCGTCCAGTTGTTCTTGTTTCAATTTCGCACGGCGTTGGTGTCTTTCTTGGCGAGATTTCTCAACAAAACTCAACGGGAATGCGTCACGCTTGTTGCCGTCTAAAATCGCTTCACAAATAAACGCGCCTGATTCATCTCGAATAATCACCGCACTTGGGTTATGTATATCAATTGCCACCTGAACGCTTTTGCCGTCCACATCAAGCAGTTTCTGATTGAAATATTGGTTGTTAAACACTGATACCCAGCCGCGTTGAGCCACACGCATCACACTTGGGCGGAACAAATCACGTGCTTCAATCGGGGTAATCAATAACAACTCAGTGTCGGCTAATAACTCACGGCGTTTTTGCGCAGGTGTGCAACCGATTTCTCGGTGGATATGTTCGTTGTTGTACCAACGGATCCCTTCTTCCACCGCGTCAATAAACTGTTTCCAGGTTGGCAATTTACCCACCGCCCAACGTTGCTTGTTTGTCAGTTCGGTGCGCCCTTGACGAATCGCTTTATCAAGCGAAATCACTGCCGTGGAGGTTTGTCGCACGGTGTCGCGGTCTGCGCCACGTCCGTGATAGGTTTCAAACTGGCGTGCAATGCGAATCGCTAAAGTTTGGTTCACCCGTTCGATAATCCCGCGCCCTTGTGGATTGCCCGGAATCCCTGTTTGGTGATTAATGCCCAAACGCGGCAAAATCCCCGTAATGTCGGCATCTAGCGTCCAGTTCTTTTCACCGCCACCGTTATCTGAATAATAGATAGCCGGTATGCCGTGGTTCTCAATCCCGTTTCGGATAGCGTCCGCAACGGCTAATGCGTTCTCCGCCAAACTGACCGACCAACCAACAATAAAGCGACTAGGTGCGTCCATGACTAACGTCAATTCGGGGATAAAAGGGCGACCATGATCAGGGTGTTGCACTTTCATCTTCATGGAGTGGCCATCACCCACCCACACATCATTTGCTTTTAACACCGACCAATCGCGCTTAACGTAAGTGTTTAAGGCGCGCAGGCTTGCCCCTGTTTTACGACCGATTTCACGGATATGACGCGGCAGTTTGGATAATCCGCGACGCACTCTGTCAAGACTTGGCAACCGTGCCATCATTAATGGCTGGTCAGCATAGTGCGCCTGCCAATGTGCTTTAAAAATGGCGTAAGCCTCGGTGACGTTTACGCCGTTAGTGTTGCGATAAGCCACCAAAAAATCAGGCAACCACGCCAATTCTTCCAATTTTTGCGCCTGACGTTGACCCGGTGCCAACGCACGCAAACGTTCTTCGGCTGTTTTGCATTTGTGATAATCAATCACCCACTGATTTAGGGTTCTTGGGGATAGCACTCGGCCGCAGTTATTGCCGTTTTTGCTATTAGCCTTGGAGACTAACGCCATCAAATCCTCCGAAATTTCACCGCACTTTGCCGCAGTGCATAGATGGGTAATGGCTTTGATTCGGCTTTGTACCTGTTCCAATTCGCCCACATAAGCCACTAAAGCCATGCGTGCATCAGCGATTTCCCGCTGTTTGGTGGTAAGGTCGGCAAGGTTGAGATTTTTAACAGTTGGGAGTTGTTTTGGTTTAGTTGCAACAATAGCCTCGGTAAACTTGTTTTTAATTTCTGTTTGCAGATCCAACGGCAGACTTGCTAATTCATATTCAACACCGCCACCTCGCCCTTGACGTTTTCTTGACCGACATTGATTGCGTTCAAGAAATGCTTGAATATTTTTAGGAGCCTTTGGCATTCCTAATATTCCGAACTCGGCATACTCATAAACGGAATAATGTGTTTTTAACGTTAAACCAACCATAAATGTTCCTTTTTATATCTTTTACGTTTAATTTCATTTATGATGTTAGAACTTATTAGTTAGAACTGGCTTTCTATTGCGTTCTGCGAATCGTTCAGCCCATATAATTTCAGGTGAAATTCCGATAGCATTCGCAACAAGTCTTTCCATTTTTGGGTAAGATTTATCAAAAACTGTTTTTAACGTGCTGTAACTCACATTGCCTTCAGCCGCTAAAGAACGTAATGTCCAGCCTTTCTTTTTAAGCTCCGCAAGAATGTCGGCTTTATGCCAATTCACTGCGGTTTTTTTTGTACTTTCTAATACACTCATTTAATACCTCTTTTTTGTTGTATCTCTTGTGGTGTATATTAACCGTAATAGTTGCAATATGTCAACTGTTTATTCTCCGTAATAGTTAAATTTTGTGTAAATTATTATTCTTTTATGGTTAATTTATTTAAAAACAATGATTTAAATAAACTATTACGCACAATCAAAACAAATAAAGCACCGTAATAGATAAATGAATTTAACTATTACGGGCCAGCTGCGGCAGAGGATATGTGAAAAATGACCGAAAAAGACAACTTTCCCGAAAGAATTGAATTTGTGATTAATAGACTAAATGGCCCTAGTGAGTTCGCTCGACAAACTGGAGTGACGCTATCAACGATAACAAGGTGGAGGAAGGGAGAGGCTGAGCCATCTAGAACCAATCTAGTAAAGGTTGCAGATAAAGCCAATGTTCAAATAGAGTGGTTGGCCGCCGGTAGAGGGGATATTGAACTGACAACGCTAGATGAAAAATCAAATAAAATAGCAGAACCAATGCCTCACTATTCATACAGCGTCATTGATGATGACTTTGAATTAATTGATGATTGTCGTGATGTTGTTGTAACGGCTGGTTATGGTGGCATAAACAGCGATTACCTAGAGGTAAAAAAGACCAAGATAGAACGCGAATGGCTGCGCGCTAGAGGGTTAAAGGCGGAAGACTGCGGTAAATACAAAGTATGCGGCGATAGCATGGACGACACGTTAAAAGACGGTGAGGACATTATAGTCAATCATGCCAGCAAAACTTTAATTGATGGCAAAATCTTTGTTTTAAACAATCAAGGATCAATGCTGATAAAACGCATTCAACGTACATTTAGCGGGGTAGAGTTAATCAGCGACAATAACGCATACCGCCCGATAAAACTCACAGCAGAAGAGGCAGACAGCCTGCTTGTGATTGGTCAAGTTGTATTAGGCTACCGCAATTTTTAAACGCAAATCCAGTTATTAAGTATTACTTAATAACTCAAATTAAAAGCGGTTTTTAAAAGTGTTTAAAAACCATTTAAAAACCGCCTATTCCTATGCAAATAAAAATACAAATTCCGCCCATTTTTCACCAATCCCCACCATTTTCATTATTTGCATAACTCCAACCCTCTAAAAACAACAAAGCCCCATAAACAGGGGCTTCACCGCATTTTTTCGCGCCAAATTTTTTTGTTTCTTTTTATGCAAATATTGTCACTACCCCACAATCAGTAAAAAATAATCTCTCCGATGGAAGATAAAAAGGATGAGGACACACCTCATCCTTTTTTCTATATCAAATGAAACAATAAAAAAACCGCACTTGAGGTTTACTTCAAGTGCGGTGATTTTTATCGGCGTTTTTCGCAAGGAAATTATTTACCGCTCCATGCTTTAATAGCATCTAAACGCGCTTTCACTTTGCTTTGGGAATCAC